CAACTGTTCAGCGGCAACAAACACAGGCAACTGTTCAGCGGCAACAAACACAGGCGACTGGTCAGCGGCAACAAACACAGGCAACTGGTCAGCGGCAACAAACACAGGCAACTGTTCAGCGGCAACAAACACAGGCAACTATTCAGCGGCAACAAACACAGGCAACTGGTCAGCGGCGGAAGTGGCAAACGGCGGTTCTGTCGCGATAGTAACAGGCTGTAACTCTAAAGCAAAGGCGGGGCTCGGCTCTGCTATCGTTGTTGCGGAACGCGGCGATTGGAACGGTCAAACATATCCGCTAATCAACATTAAAGCGGCAATAGTGGACGGAGAAAAAATCAAGGCTGACACTTGGTACACCCTTAAAAACGGTGAGTTTGTTGAGTGCTGAGGGAGAGAGGACTACGACCATGACGAAAATCACAGTCAAACAGGCGGCACGGCTTATGGACAAAAGTGAAATGTTCGTCCGAATAGGTTTACAGCGCGGAATACTGCCGATAGGCACGGCGATAAAGCTCAACGGGAAGCATTACACCTATTACATCAGCCCGAGGCTGTTCAAGGACTACACGGGCATAGACCCGAGCGAAGAAAGGAAACAGACATGACGAAGGAAATTTTAGCGGTCGGTATGAGCTTGTTACTCGCTCTCGCCTTTGCGACGACGACGGTTCCCGAAGCTGTCGCGCCCGGAGCTGCACCGACAGAAGAACAGACCGAGCAAGTCCACGAAAAACGCTATTATTTGACCGCAGACGAGCGCGAGCTTATATGCGAGGTTGTTATGGCTGAATCGGGAACAGAACCTTACGCGGGCAAAATCGCAGTCTCACAGTGTATCTTGAATGCTTGTGAGCAAACAGGGAAAAGACCCGCCGAGATTGTGACCGAATACGGCTACACGGCACGCCGAGTGAAACCGAGCGCGGAAGTCGAGAAAGCTGTTTCGGCGGTTTTTGACGACGGCGAGACGGTGACAGACGCAGAGATTCTTTATTTTTATGCGCCCGAGCTTGTGAGCAGCGAATGGCACGAATCGCAGACATACATATGCACGATAGGCGGGCACAGGTTTTTCGCCTAACTCAATAGAAAGAAAGGAAGAAAAGAAAATGCAGGAAAAATACATACCCTTATACAAAGACCTCTACACAACATTAGAGCAGGACGATAAGCAAGGTCATATGTTAGCAATCGCAAAGCTGGCGGCTGATATCGCGCAAGACATTGTGGATTCCGTGACAATTACTCCCCTCAGCGCTCCGGCAATTATAACAGCCTGTAAATTCGTCATAAAAGTTATTTCTGAGACTCCCGCTATTGCGTCAAGGGAACTCGATGCGCTCACGGACGCTATGCTCGCCGTAGTAGCCATGAACTCGACGGTCTATTCGGGCACAAGAATAAATAAGAACTTTGAGGAGATGCTTAAATGATACTGAAATTCGTGATTCAGACGGTGTTCGAAATCGCCCTCGTCGTACTTATCATCTATGGCTTTATCCGCGAGGACAAGCTCATCGCGTTCGAGGAGAGAATAACGTCGAAAATCAAAGAAAAGAGGAACCGCAGTGGGCGAATATAAGCGCGCAAGGATATGCTATAAATGCAGATATCTATGCAGAATGTCAGGCAGAATGTTCAGCGGCGCGGACTGGGACGGCATGGCTTGTCACTATACCCTTTTGACGGGTAAATTCCGCGAGGTTAAGGCGACAGATACATATTGTCCGTATTTTCGCCCCAAAAGAAAAGAAAGGAAAATTGTCCCGTGGGACAAGATAAAAATTAATGAAAACATATGATGAATTTCTCGACGACAAGATAGAAGTCGCCAAAGAGAGCGGGTTCGAGATATCGCTCGACGAGATAAACGACGCACTCAAGCCCCACCAGAAGCTCGCCGTTCAGTGGGCGGTTAGGGGTGGCAGGCGCGGACTGTTCGAGCGCTTCGGCTTGGGAAAGACCGTGCAGGAACTCGAGTTTTGCCGTATAGTCACCGAGCACGAGGGCGGTCAAGCTCTTATCGTCTTGCCGCTCGGTGTGCGTCAAGAGTTCACCCGTGACGCAAGAGAGCTGTTGCATATCCCCGAGCCCGTATATGTCACCTGCATGGACGAGGTCAGAGCTTCTGATGCACAAATCCTCATGACCAACTACGAGCGAGTCAGAGACGGCGACATTGACCCAAAATATTTCACGGCGGTCAGTCTCGACGAAGCGGCGGTACTTCGCTCTTACGGCTCGAAAACCTATCAAACTTTTTTTCCGAAGTTCAAGGGAATTAAATATAAGCTTGTGGCGACCGCCACGCCGAGCCCAAACAGATATAAAGAGCTTATCCATTACGCGGGGTTTCTCGACCTTATGGACACGGGACAGGCACTTACAAGATTTTTCAAACGAGATTCAACAAAAGCTAACAACTTGCAGCTCTATCCGAGTATGGAGCGTGAATTTTGGTTTTGGGTTGCGTCGTGGGGGCTGTTTCTAAGCTCGCCCGCCGACCTTGGACTCGACGCGACAGGCTACGATTTACCGCCGTTCGAAGTCCGTACCCATGTCATAGACGACGACATGGAAAACTTGCCCGCCGACCGTGACGGACAGTTTAAGCTGCTGAGAGATACCGCGACATCGTTATCTGAGGCGGCACGGGAAAAAAGCTCAAGCATAGCGGCGCGAGTAGTGAAAGCAAAAGAGCTGATAGACGAAGCAAGCCCCGACGAGCATTTTATTTTATGGCACGACCTCGAAGCTGAACGTCATGCGATTAAAAAGGCTATTCCCGAAGCTGTCGACATTTACGGCAGTATGGACTATGACGAACGTGAACGCCGCGTTATTGACTTCCAAGAGGGACGCACAAGGATATTCGCCACAAAGAAGAGTCTTTCCGGCTGCGGGTGCAATTTTCAAAGATACTGCCACAGGGCGATATTCGTCGGTATTGACTATGAGTTTAACGATTTCATTCAAGCCATACACCGAATACATCGCTTTTTGCAGACCGATAAGGTGATTATCGACATAATCTATACCCAAGCGGAAGAAGAAATATGGGAAGCGCTCCGCGAGAAATGGAAACGGCACGACGAATTAGCACAGAAAATGTCCGAAATCATTAAAAATTATGGCTTGTCGTCTCCGCATATCGCCGAACAGCTAAAAAGAAGTAAAGGAGTTGAAAGAGTGGAAGTTAAGAGAGAAAGGTTCACGGCCGTAAATAACGACTGCGTTGACGAGACACGAAAAATGCCCTCTGATAGCGTCGGACTGATTCACACGTCAATCCCATTCTCCAATCATTACGAATATACACCGTCATATAACGACTTCGGTCACAACGCGACAACGAGACAGTTCTTCGAGCAAATGGACTATCTCACGCCGGAACTGCTTCGCGTGTTACAGCCCGGCAGAGTTTGCGCGATTCATGTCAAAGACCGCGTTCTCTTCGGCAACGCGACGGGCACGGGATTCCCGACAGTTGAACCGTTCCACGCGATGTGTATAAGTCACTACCTTAAGCACGGCTTTCAGTACTTCGGCATGATAACCATCTGTACAGATGTTGTCCGCGAAAACAATCAGACTCACCGTCTCGGCTGGACAGAGCAGTGCAAAGACGGCACAAAGATGGGCGTCGGCTGTCCTGAATATATCTTGCTTTTCCGAAAACTTCCGAGCGATACAACGGACGGATATGCAGATGTCCCCGTCACCAAAAGCAAAGACGACTATACCCGCGCCCAGTGGCAGATTGACGCGAACGGTTATCAGCGGTCAAGCGGGAACCGACTTGTCACCCGCGAGGAACTCAAGAACGCGCCCGTTCGAGTGCTCGAGAGAATGTATCGTCAATATTCCCGCGAAACGGTCTACGACTACGCCGACCACGTAAAACTCGCCAAAGAACTTGATGAAAAGGGACATCTTCCCGCCACTTTCGCAGTGGTCTCGCCCGGCAGTTGGAGCGACGAGATATGGGACGATATCAACCGTATGCGCACACTCAACACAACGCAGAGCAGACGCCGTCAGAATCTTCATGTATGCCCGTTGCAGCTCGATATCGTGGAGCGGGTAATAAACAGATATTCCAACAAAAACGACCTTGTATATGACCCGTTCGGCGGTCTTATGACCGTTCCGTACATGGCGGTTAAATTGGGGCGCAGGGGCTACGGCTGCGAACTTAACCCCGACTATTTCCGCGATGGCGTGGGCTATCTCGAAGCGGCAGAAGCACAGATAGGCGCACCGACGCTGTTTGACTTAATGGAGGGAGCTTAACAATGAAATTGACATGCAACACATACGACCTCAAAGCGGCTTGTGCCAAAGCCGCGAGAGTTATCGACAAATCGCCGTCTCCGGCTACAAACGGACTCTTGCTCTCGGCGGAAAGTGGAGTTCTGACCGTGACGGGATATAACCTTACAATCGGAATATCCGTTCACATTCCCGCTATGGTTGAGGAACCGGGCGCGATAATCGCCGACGCGAAGATTCTGACAAACGCGGCGGGCAAGCTCCAAAAGTTCGAGACGGCACTATCAACGGACGAAGATGTTCTTATCGTTCAGAACGGGCGTTCGAAGCTCAAGGTCAAGGGAATACCTTGGGAACAGTACCCCGCGTTACCGACGACTGAGAACGGCGTGACCTGTTGCGTTGACGGTGAGAAGTTAGTCAAGCTGATTAAAAAGACGGTCTTTTGCGCGGATGAAGATAAGGGTGTGAGAATGACTATATCGAGCGAGCTTAAACTCTGCGCGACAGACGGCTTTACGCTCGCGGAATCAAGTATACCGCTCAGCAAGGCGGTTGACGAGAGAACGGCAATGATACCTCCGAAAGCACTTTCAGAGCTTTTAGACGCGACGGACGCAGTGGAAATATCTATCTCCGAAAAACACATTGTTGCCCGAACTCGTGATTATACGTTATTTTCAAGGCTGATGTCAACTTCGTGGGAAATCGATGTTGCAAGGGTCATACCCAATGACACAGCTTTAGTAGAGACTGATTTTAAGTCGCTTATGGCGGCTTGCGAGAGAGTACAGATTCTTGCGAGCACAGAGACACAGCCCGTTAAGATGTCATTCTCAAGCGACGGAATAGAGCTCTCCGTCAAGGCAACGATAGGCAGTGCCAACGATTCTGTTGCGGCGCAGACAAAAGCCGATTTAACGCTCGGCGTCAACGCTAAATACCTTTTTAACGTCTTAAAAGCGGCTGAAACCGATAGGTTTTTGGTAAGCTCGCCAGTTTCGCCGATGGTTTTCAAGGACGAAATGAGCACGTACATTCTTCTGCCTGTTAGGCTCAGAAGATAGAAAGGAGCTGCAAATGCTAATTTGTGATGATTGCAAGCGAGTTTTTGAGTACCCCGACGGTGTGAGAGAAAAGGTCGGCGAATATTGCGGACAGCCCGCATATCAAACTTTAGACGTTTGCCCGTTCTGCCACAGCGACAGTATAAGCGAAGCCGTTAAGTGTGAAGTTTGCGGCGAATATTATACTCGCGACGAGATGGACGGCGATGTTTGCGACGGTTGCCTGTATACATATCGATTTGACCTTGACACTTGCGAGAAGTTTTGTGAAAGCGACAACTGTTCAAGTTCAGTCGAAATCAGTGACCTTGTGGTATCGCTGTTGAGCGACGCCGAAATAAACGAAATTTTAATAAATCACCTAAAAGAAGCCGACAAAATAAGCCGCGTTGACTGCAAACCTTTCATCGACGAGGACAAAGAATGGTTCGGCGAAAAAGTAAAGGAGCTGTAAAAATGAGCAACTATTTTTGCGAATTAAATAACGTCAACGTGAACGAACACACGGAAAAGAAGAACAACTTGACCTATCTTTCGTGGGCGTGGGCGTGGGGCGAAATAAAGAAAAAACACCCTGACGCGGCGTATACGATATACGAAAATGCCGACGGCTGGAACTACCACACCGACGGGCGCACCTGCTGGGTCAAGACTGGAGTCACCGTCAACGGAATCGAGCACATAGAATATCTGCCCGTTATGGACTATAAGAACAAGTCAATCCCGGTTGAAAATGTTACATCATATGATGTCAATAAATCAATTCAGCGGTCGCTGACAAAAGCCTGTGCGCGGCACGGCTTGGGCTTGTACATATATGCGGGCGAAGATTTGCCCGAAGAACATGGAAACGCGACAAAAAAGCCTAAAGCAGACAGCTCAGCCGAAAAGATTGACCGCAAAGCTCTAAATCTTACGATAACCGCCCTAATGAGCGAGTTTGGAGAGCTCAGAGGGAAGAGCATAGGCGAAGTGGAAAACGCGCTTATGCGCCAAATTTCAGCCCCTGAGGGCGCGTCTCTCGAAACTATAACCGACAATCTCGCGTCAACGGCGAAAATTCAAATTGCTATGTGGCTTAAAGCGGCAAAGGAGCAGTCATGACGATTGAAAAAGCCGATTGGCTGTTAGAATCTGACGGATTCTATCTCAAATTCAAAGTCAAGAACCGCGAAGAAGGTCAGCGCATAGTGGCAGAGGTTAATTCTTCGGACAAGCCCTATGAGTTGACCGTCGAGAAGAAAAAGCGCAAGCGCAGTCTCGACGCAAATGCCTATTGCTGGGTGCTCATCGGCAAGCTCGCCGCAAAGCTGCACTTGCCGATGTCAGAGATATACCAAAGTGCAATAAAGGAAATCGGCGATAACTTTGAGACTGTCTGCGTGCAGAACAAGGCGGTCGACAAGCTCCGCGACGGGTGGGAGCACAACGGCTTGGGTTGGTTGACAGTCACACTCCCGTCAAAAATCCCAGATTGCACTTGTATACAGCTTTATTACGGTTCGTCGGTCTATGACACTGTCCAAATGTCACGGCTGATTGATACGATTGTAACAGAGTGCAAAGCGCAGGGCATAGAGACGATGACACCGGAAGAGCTCGAACGGCTAAAGGAGGCGTGGAGATGAGGTCGATTCTTCAAGCGGACGAAGATGTTTGCTTTCTTTGCGGCAGGTCGGGCGCACCTATGGACTGGCACCACTGCTTCGGAGGTTCAGCACGACACGCGAGCGAAGCATACGGCTTGAAAGTCCGTCTCTGCCATATGGGATGTCATATGTACGGCAAGAACGCAGTTCACGGCAATCAGGCGGTGATGGACGAGTTGCACCGCGAAGCGCAGAAAAAAGCGATGTCATATTACGGCTGGGATAAAGATGACTTTATCAGGCTTTTCGGAAAAAACTACCTTTAGGAGGGTTAAAAAATGGAGAAGCGTAACTGTTTTGCTTATGGCTCAGCAACAGATAACGGTTGCAAAGCATTAATAAAGCGCGAGTGCGACAAATGCAAGTTTTACAAGACGGCAAGCGACGACGCAATCGAAAAACTTAAATGCGAGCTCAGAATCCGCCGCGTATACGGAATGTCAACAAAAGATTTTTTAAACAGCAGGAGGTTAAACAATGATTAACAGCGTAATTCTCATGGGTAGGTTGACCGCAGACCCCGAACTTAGACAGACGCAGAACGGCACAGCGGTAACATCGTTCACGGTGGCGGTTGACCGCAGATTTCAGCGAGAGCAGACCGACTTCATCAACATCGTCGCATGGAAGCAGACCGCCGAGTTTGTTGAAAAGTATTTCAAGAAAGGTGCAATGATAGCGCTTCGCGGCAGTATTCAGCAGCGCAACTATGAGGACAAAAACGGCAACAAGCGCACCGCATTTGAAGTTGTAGCAGACGAGGTCAGCTTCTGCGGGTCAAAGGCGGACAAGCCGCAGACCCCGAGCAACGACGATTTCGAGGAAATACCCATAAGCGACGACTTGCCGTTCTGAGGTGAATTATGAACATACTCGACTTTATACCCAAAGGCAAGGAAAACGCAGTCACCCGCGAAGCCCTCTGCATTTATACGGGGCTCGACGACCGAACCGTTCGCAAGCTGATAGAGCTTGCAAGGGACGGCGGAGCGCTTATTCTCTCATCGTCGCATAGTGTCGGATATTGGCTTTCCGATGACATTGTCGAGATTAAAGCTTTTCTCAATGAGACAGACAATCGTTGCAAGAGCTTGTCACGCAGAGTGCAAGGGCTCAGACGCTATGTAGCGGAGCGCGAGGGATTCTATACCGTTCCCGTACAAGCCCATTTTCAAAAGATAAAAAGGAGCTAAGGCAATGGCGGAGCGAAGAATGTTTGCGAAAACGATTATTGACAGCGACGCTTTTCTCGACATGCCGATGAGCGCAAGATTGCTATATTACGATTTAGCAATGCGGGCAGACGATGACGGTTTCGTAAACTCGCCGAAGAAGATAATGCGATTTGTCGGAGCAAGTATAGACGACCTCAACATACTCGCAATACGCAAGTTTATTATTCCGTTCGACAATGGCGTTGTAGTAATAAAGCACTGGCGGATTCACAATTATATTCGCAAAGACAGATATTCGGAAACAACATATTCCGAGGAAAAATCACTTTTGGAAGTTGACGAAAATCGCGCTTATAGGCTCATAAGCGATGAAAAAAACAGTGAAAAAATGCCAACGGTCAACCAACGGTCAACCAACGGTCGACCACTGGTTGACGCAGGTAAGGATAGGATAGATAAGGATAGGTTAGGTAAGGATAGGATAGGTAAGGATAAAGAAATATCGCCCACGCGCCACAAATACGGTGAATATCAAAATGTCCTACTGTCTGACGAAGACCTCGAAAAGCTCAAAACAGAGTTCCTCGATTGGTCTGACAGAATCGAACGCCTGAGCGCGTATATGGCGAGCACGGGCAAGAGCTACAAAAACCACCTTGCCACTATCAGAAACTGGGCACGGCGTGATAGCAAGACCCCGACCGCAGATGTCAAACCAAAAGGACAAGCTTCATATGACATCTCGGAGTTTGAACGTCAGAACATGTCAAAGCCGATAGCCTACAAGAAAAAATAATGCAGTGCCCGGGCGAAAGTCCGGGCAGAAAGGAAAAACTATGGATTGCAGTAAAACGATAAACTTCTTTGCCGAAGCAAAAAGGCTTTGTGAATCACGCACCACGTGCAGGGCTGATATATCCAACAAAGAGCAATGCCCGCTGTTTGTTTTTTGCGAGAGCACTATTGCAACAAGAAGCGCCGAAGATGCTATAAAGGCAATCGAAAATCTGCGAAAGTGGAGCAACGAACACCCGAAAAAAACATACGCACAGGACTTTTTTGAAAAATTCCCAAAAGCGCCAAAGGACAAATCGGCTAAAAGCGAGTATCCTCATGCGTGTAGAAATATGACATACGGCGGAGGGTGTCCAAAGATAGAATCGAGGATAGACTGCTGCTATGAATGCTGGAACGAACCTATGAATGACGAATAAAACCCGAAAGGATCTAACAAAATGAAAATTGTTTTAGAAAAAGGCGCATACAAGCCCTACAAGGCACATCCGGAAGACGCAGGATTTGACATCATGGCAAGAGAGTGTCAGATAGTCCCAGCACAGGGTAGCGCGATATTTGACATTGGTGTACATATCGAGATACCGAGTGGTTTCGTCGGATTCCTCAAAAGCAAGAGCGGACTTAATGTCAGACACGGCATAACGAGCGAGGGCGTTATTGACGCGGGTTATACAGGCAGTATTTGCGTCAAGCTGTACAATAACACCCAGATTCCCTACATGGTCGAAAAGGGCGACAAGATATCGCAACTCGTTATTTTACCGATTTGCAGCGACGAGCTTGAAGTCGTCGATAGTCTTGACGAGACGGCACGCGGTAACAGCGGATTCGGCTCAAGCGGGAGGTAAACAAAATGACACTTGAAATAAAACGACTCCACGCCACTGCTCCGTATTCTTTGTACGGTGTCCAAAAAATCACAGACAAAACCGAGTACGGCGACGGACATTTCGCAATAACCATTTTTGATAGGCGAATATTCGTAACATCATGTTTTGAGTATGTCAAAGATGTTGAAAAAGAAAAATACTATGTAAAAATGGGGAAATGGGTAGGTGAAGAGGATGAATGAAGATTACACGAAGCTCAAAGATTTCGCACAAAAGCGACTTGACGACAGCTGCAAAAACGGCAACGACTACGATGTCAGATATTGGGTCGGCTATATCGACGGGCTGAATGCGCTGCATAAGAAAATAGGTGGAGGTAGAAATACGACTTGTAAAGACTGCATACACAACGAAGTTTGCTATATGCGGGAAGTCTGCAACGACATTGAAGAGCAAATTAAAGAGTTTGGCTGTCTAGATTTTATTGCTAACGCTGATGTACAAAAAATTAAACACGGCAAATGGATTGAGGATGGCTATTGCGATATTCCTTGCGTGTGTTCGTGCTGCGGAGCGGAAGCACAATATACAAGCACCTTTAAAGAAACACTTGAATATGATTGTGAAGAAAACTTGTGCTCCACAGGATATGAAGAAACAAGAAAATATATTAGAACACCGTTTTGCTCTAACTGCGGTGCAAAAATGGACGGAGGGAATAACAATGCGTGACATAGAATTTCGTGGCAAGCGAACATATAACGGCGAGTGGGTGTATGGCTATGTCTGCTGTTATGGTTGGGTTGACGAAAAAAACACTTATATTGTGCCCGATTATGCCAGCGCACTATATTCGCTTGAGGTAGACCCTGAAACGATAGGGCAGTACACAGGTTTGGCAGACAAAAACGGCACGAAAATTTTCGAGGGCGATATTGTTTTGTTGAAAGGCGATGAGGAGCCTTATCAAGTTGCTTTTGATGAATCCTGTTTTCAAGTTTATGGCAACAATATTTGCTATGTTATGAATAACTTTTACGACTACGAGTTTGAGGTTATTGGCAATATCTATGATAACCCTGAGCTATTAGGAGGTAAATGAAATGAATGGAAGAGATTTAAACGACTGTCTTCTTTATGCGGGGATGGTAAAGGACGCAAGAAAACTGGCGCTTAAAGATAAAATGGCAACAGCGGAAGAGCTTGCACTTATGAGCGAACCAGAAATATGCGATTTAATCGTGCGAGACTATAATATCATCATGAGCGAAGATGAAAAAGTCCTTTTGCTCCCAAAAGATAAAATGGACGAATTTGAGCAAATGGCTGTATATTTATGTCGATAAGGAGGTAACAACAATGGCTAATGCAGATAGATGTATATGCTGCGGAGAGATAGTCCCCGAAGGGCGGCAGGTATGCCCGCAATGCGAGCGCAAAAGATACATCTACACTATCCCCGATATCCCGCCGTCGCTCAACAAATTCGCGGGGCGCGAGAATGTATGGGCGTACAGAGCGGATAAAAAGCAGTGGGAAGCTTTGTGCGCGGCGTACTGCCGCCCGAAGCCGTCCGAGCCGATTAAAAAGTGTGTTGTCAGAATTACATACTTCTTCCGGACAAGGCAACGGCACGACCCGGACAATTACAACGGCAAGTTTATCCTCGACGGCTTGCGGGAAGCCGGAATAATTGAAGATGACAGCTTTAAAAACGTCGAGCTTCAGCTGTGCGGAAGCTATGACAAGGAAAATCCGAGAACAGAGATAGAGGTGATATTGTGACCGTTCCCGAATACGTCAACCGAATAAAGCACCTTGACAATGAATTGTCATTCAAACAGCGTCAGAAATCGGAGCTGTTTGATATGTTGGTATCAATTACCGCCCCGCCGTCCGAGTCGGTGCAGAAGACAGCGGAGGACAAAATGAGCAGCTTAATATCTCAATATGTCGATTTAGGCAACGAAATCATAGAGATATATCAGAAAAAATTCGCCGCCGAAAACGAGTTTCAGGCTCTTGTGAGCCAACTCCCGCCGCAGTGGGAAGAGTTCCTGCTTTTGAGGCACCTCAGCAGGATGAGCTTTGAAGACATTGCAGAAGAGATGGGATATTCCCGAGAGTGGTGTTGGAAAACGAACAAGAAAGCTTGTGCGGCACTTGAAGAACTCCTCAACGCTAAAAGTGTACAGTAAAATACTGTAAAATACAGAGAAATACAGTTCGCAGTTATGGTATTATATATGCGTAGAGGTGGACGGGATATGGCAGCTCTCGGACATTGATACAATTTCCATTCTCTTTTCCATTTTTCATTTTTCTTTTTTTATCTCCTTTCCCCGCCTCGCCCTGCGGCGGGTACAATAGCAGGGCACTTTGCGGAACTCTCAGGTGATATGCGCATAAGTGCATCAAAGGTTCGAATCCTTTGTTCCGCCTAAAAAAGCCCGTGTGTACAGCGGGGACGTGTGGGTTACGCTACAAGCTCGGTACGTCAGACCATCCGCACCTCTCAACGATGTGTCCCAGTGGTGTCAAATCCGAGTATCTGCATCCTTGGCTCAATGGTAGAGCGGCTGCCTTGTAAGCAGCGGGTTGCGTGTTCGAATCACGCAGGGTGCTCCAAAATCCAAGCGCGAGGAAGCGCGAGAAGTTAAGTATCGGGTTGCCTGAGTGCTCGGCGGCGGCTTGTTAAGCCGCAGAAATCCCGATGGCTAACGAAAAGACGTGACTTGGATTTTAACTTAGGTTATCAAAAGGCTCATTCGCCTTTATATAAGTTAGTTCCTTCCCGTTGGTTGTCGGTAGTTATTCGGTTGTCGGATAGCCGCCGACAGCACTTTGTTATGGTGATATTATGGAAATAACCACAAAAAAAGTAAAAGACTTAAAGCCGTATGAGCGCAACCCGCGCAGAAATGACGAAGCGGTGGAGTATGTCGCCGAAAGTATAGAGCAGTTCGGATTCAAAGTGCCTATCGTGATAGAAAGAGACGGCACAGTTATATGCGGACATACAAGACTCAAGGCGGCTAAACAGCTCAAGCTCAAAGAAGTTCCTTGCATTGTTGCCGATGACCTCGACGACGAGCAGATAAAAGCGTTTAGGCTTGCGGACAACAAAGTCGCGGAAAAAGCGGAATGGGACTTCGGTTTTCTCGACAAGGAACTCGGCGGCATATTCAACTTTGATATGGGTAAGTTCGGGTTTAACTTCATGCCGCCCGAAGTCAAGCAAAAGAACAAGCTCGAGACGAAAACGCGCAAAGCAAATATTTTAAATCTCGAACGGGCACAGTTTACAGGCGTTGGGAAATATGACATACCCGAGATACAGCCCGTATATCAGCTCCCGGAGGTCGCAGATTGGATTCCGTTCGATTTCGTGTTAAGTGACAAGCGCAGCGCGGAAGAGAAAAGCAAAACAGGAGTTCATTTTTTCCGAGATGATTATAAATTCGAGAGAATCTGGAACACTCCGGAAAAGTATATTGAGCGATTAGCTGAATATGCTTGCGTTCTGTCTCCCGACTTTTCACCATATGGCGATATGCCTATGGCAACACAGATATTCAATCATTACCGTAAACACTGGGTAGCGGTCTATATGCAGGAATGCGGGTTGACCGTTATCCCGACTATCAGAGCGAGCACTGATGAGCGCTCTTTCGATTGGTATTTGGACGGCGAACCAAAGCATAGCATTGTTGCCATATCAACAATGTGGGTAAAAGAAAGCACAGAAACTTTCCCGATTTGGGAGCGAGAATATCAAACAATGGTCGATGTTCTGTGCCCGCAAAAAATCTTTATTTATGGGGACATACCGAACAATGTCACACACAAAAATGTCAAGAGGATAGAAAGCTTTTCAGAGAAAAGGTGGGGTAATTAATGACGACGGAACAATTTAGACGGCTTTATAAATATGTCAATGCGATTTATTCCGGCGATTATATCGTTTTCAAGGTCAGCAAACACAGATGGGAACTCTACCACATACCAACAGAAGAAACTCAGATATACAAGACCTTTGACGAACTTGCCAAAAACGAAGTTGTAGCAAAGATTATAGAAACCTATGTTGAGCGCGGGCTTAAACTAGATATGCCGAAAGGGTCGCGCGAAGGGCAAAGGGACACGTTCGGGGATGGCGGAGAACCGGGTATAGATGAAACAGTAAACGATTTTCCGTCACGAGTAAACGTCGACAAGGAAAAGTCAACAGAAGAGAAAACTTTGCAACAATTCAGAAAAATGTACGCAAATGCCGGAAAAGAACACGGCTTTGCCGTTGACGAACAGGGATATATCACGACATACAAACACGGAAACCGTTCCTCAGTATCGTGGACGCCGGAAGAGTTGAAAGACCGATTAATATACCATAATCACCCGAGCGGCGGAGCGTTCTCAAAGGCCGATATGTTGACAACAGCACAAACAGGAGCGCGCGGAATAGTTGCAAGTGGCAGATACGGCGACTATATATTTATTAAAACTCAGAAATTCGATGCCGTAGGATTTCAAAAAGCACTCGCAAGCGCAAAGACGACCGCAAAAGACTACAGCGAGGGCGTTGACCGTTGGTTGAGAAGAAACGCAAAAAAATATGGCTTTAAATACGAGTTCAAAAAAGCGTAATTCATTGAGGTGATATTATGGCGAAGGGTGCGAGACCTACAACGAGGGCGGCACGAGAAGCACTCGCGGGAAAAAGTGATATCCCCGAAAGCAACGTTCAAGTCGGCGAGTTCACGAAAAGAAAAACAAAAGACCCGTTTTTCGGAGAAGTGCTACACACAACAAACAAGTATTTTTACGTCGACCAAGTGAAAGATAATGACAGCGCGATAATAATGACAAGCAATATCGCAGTCGTCAAGGGCAATCCTGTTCTTGTAACGGGCGACAACACAGCGATATACCTCAAAGATTGGCAGTTCCGCAGAATGATATCTAAAGACGGGATAGATACATATGCCGTCAAGATTAACAGAAATTACTTTAAAGAATATACGTTTAAGAGCAATTTTCAAGAGTTCTCGTTCGGCGGGAAAAAAGATACGTTTGATTCCCTAAGAAAGGTCGCTATAGAACAGCAAAAGCAAAAGCGGCAATGGAAGAGCGGCGGCAGAGTGATAATACAGCAGCATGGTATCATTCCATATGCATAAGCAAAGGAAATAAAAGAGAGGTGGTGGCATGGCTAAGCAGACGAATTTCGGGGGCAAAAGGCACACATTAACAGTGGAAGACCAGAGGAAGGGCGGAAAGCGTTCCGGTGAAGTGCGCCGAGACTTGAGAGATACCCGAGAATTAGTAAGAAGAGCTATGTCGATGTACCTCAACAGCGACGACCCCGCAGAGGTTAATTATATAAGCGAGATAACCGCCCAAAAGAACATATCAGCCAAAGAAGCAATGATATTTGCGCAGCTTAACAGAGCTATGAACGGCGACACAATGGCATTTAAAGCTTTAATGGAGCTTGCAGCCGAGAACGGCGGTCAGCAGCAGAGCGACATATCAGAGCTTTACAAGGCACTGGACGGTGACGACGATTGAAAATAACAACACTGTCGCCGAAGCAAAAAGAGATTTTGCGCTGGTGTCACGGCAAGGATAAAGACAAATATGACGCTATTATATGCGACGGCGCAGTTCGTTCAGGTAAGACCGTCTGTATGATTCTGTCGTTCATCCATTGGGCAATGCGATATTTTGACGGGCAGACGTTCGCTATATGCGGCAAGACCGTCCAATCGGCAGAGCGTAACATAATAACGCCTCTGCTCGGCATGACCGATTTAACAGCGTATTTCGAGCTTAATTATAAGCGGTCAAACAAGCTGTTGACCGTGCGCGGCGGCGACAAAACAAATTTTTTTTATGTGTTCGGCGGCAGAGACGAGAGCTCAGCGGGACTGATTCAGGGCTTGACGCTTGCGGGGGTACTGTTGGACGAGGTCGCGCTTATGCCTCGCTCGTTCGTGGAACAAGCCCTTGCGAGATGTTCGGTATCGGGCTCTAAGCTGTGGTTCAACTGCAATCCCGACAGTCCGGCACATTGGTTCTATGAAGAATGGGTTACAAAGCCAGAAGAGAAGCGTGTTTATCATATTCACTTTTTGTTGACCGATAACCCGTCATTAACCGACGACATACGGGAGCGATATTTCAGGCTCTACCCGTCGGGCGTATTTTATCAGCGGTTTATTCTTGGCTTGTGGGTAGCTGCCGACGGGCTTGTGTACGATGTCGATGTAAACACCTTAATTGATGATACCGTTCCCGAGCAGGGGCGGTATTTTATATCCGTCGATTATGGCACGCTTAACCCATTCTCGGCGGGTTTGTGGTGCTTAAACGGCAAGACGGCAACGAGAATAAAAGAGTTTTACTATGACGGACGCAAACGCCAAAAGCAAATGACCGACGAGGAATACTATAAAGCGGTTGAGGATTTAGCGGAAGGCTATGACATAGAGCGAATAATCGTTGACCCGTCTGCGGCGAGCTTTATAACCTGTATCAGGAAGCACGGCAGATTTTCCGTGCGCAAGGCAAAAAACGACGTAATTGACGGAATCCGAGTCACTTCTGAGATGGTCAAGGGCGGCGTCATAAAAATAAATCCGAGCTGTCAGGGAATCTTGAAGGAGTTCGGCATGTATCGTTGGGATAATAAATCGACCGTTGATAAGGTTGTAAAGGAATATGACCACGCAATGGACGATATGCGTTACTTCTGTTATACAGTGCTAAGGCGGGAGCTCCGCTGGATGGGGTACAAAAAAGATGACGAAGATTAAGATGTGGATAATAGAAAAATACTTGCCGTCGTATGCAAAGGAAAGCATGACCGAAGAACTGCGAAGCTTAAACCTCGAGATAGACGATTTGAGACGCGAGAACGAGCGCTTGCGGGCGTATATCGCAGGGCTTGAACGCGGCGTTAGGTCACTAAAAAAGATAGTAATAAACAATGCGGAGGGCAATAGATGAGCGTTATATCTGCGCTGCTGAATTGCAGTAAAATATATAATTTCGGCGATGCGTTCGGGGTCGAAGATATCACGACAAACGAGATGAAATCGGCTATAAAAAAGTGGTTGGAGATGTATTTTGACCACTTCGGCGACGATTACGACGACTGTCAGCGGTTGCCCGTTCTTGTCGTCAATAAGCTCACAAAGACAACATTCTCGGAGTATGAGACAAGCTCAGACAACGAATTTGCTGAGAAGGTTCTTGACGAGCTGGAAGAGATACGGCGCGATGCATTTCAGCAGGCGTTAGTTTCAGGCGAGTGCTTGATAAAGCCTGTTCCGAATGCGGGCGGCTTTTATTTTGTACCAATTAGGAGAGATTGTTTTATCCCGCTCGAACGCAATGAGCGTAACGAATTGACGAGCGTCGGCACGGCTGAAACAACGATAGAGGACGGACGATATTATACACTGCTCGAGCGCAGGACGGCGGGCAAGACTTTAAGAATCGAAACTAGACTCTATCGGTCGAGCGACTCGGGAACGTTGGGCGTTGAAGTCCCTCTGAACACCCTCGAAAAGTATGCAGAGCTTGAGCCTGAGATTGATATACCGATAGAGGGGCTCGGGCTTGTCTCGCTTAAAACGCCGCTATATAACACGGTTGACGGTTCAGCGGACGGAGTTTCCATTTATGCGCCCGCAGTTCAACTCATCGACAGGATAAACCGCAATGAGTGGCAACTTTCCCGCGAATTTGAACTCGGCAGGGCGCGGATAATGGTTCCCGAAGACCTCACCCGACCTAAGACTGACAAAGACGGCAAGACGATTATAAAAGAACGAAGTCTTGAGGACGATATATTCACGTCGTTCGACGAAGATCCGCAGGACTTCGGAGTGACTATCTTCTCGCCCGCTTTCCGCGAGCAGAGCTATCTCGCGCGAAAGACGGAATATCTGCGAAACATTGAAAGCCTCATCGGATTCAAGCGCGGCATATTGTCAGATGTTCAGGAAGCCGAACGAACGGCAACGGAGATAACATCTTCCGACGGCGATTATAATCTAACAATAATCGACTTGCAGAACATATGGACGAATGCCGTCAAAAAGCTGTTGCCCTTATGCGCTGAGCTCGGAGCGATATACAAAGTTGAGGGAAGCACACCCATTGACCCTGACGAGGTAACTCTTGACTATGGCGATGGTGTTCTTTATAACCGGGACAAGACATGGAACGAATATTGCGTCATGGTTCAAATGGGGCTGATTCGTCCCGAAATAGCTATTGCGTGGTATTTCGAGCTGCCTTGGGACACTCCCGAAGCGATTAAATATATACGTGATAACTATATGCCCGAGATAGAGAGCATGACGGCAGGAGTTGAGTAACTATGCTACCGCCAGACAGCATTGACGCATTGAGAATACTCGCGATGCAAATAACAGACCCGATGACCGATTTCTTGTTACGGGATATTGCCCGCAGAGTAGCCGAAGCGGGGCAGATAACCTCTACGGCAGGGTATCAAATTTGGAAGATACAAGAGCTCGGGACAAGTCAAAAAGAAGCCAAGAAAAAGCTTGCCGAACTGTTGAATGTATCTCTCGACGAGATAGATGAGATATTTGAACAAGCGGCAGAAGAAGGCTATAAATTTGATTTGTCAAAGTTGCCGACCGTTGAAGGTGTTCCGTTTGAGGAAAACGAGAGCTTGATACAGATAGTTAGGGCGGCCGTTGAGCTCGCGCAGGACGGCTTTAAAAACATAACTCAGACGATAGGCATGATAAGCCCATACGGGCAGAGATTGCCCTTGTATGACGCATATAACGCCTATTGTGACTATGCCTTTAAGCAGGTTTTCACGGGTGCTACGGATTATAATACAGCAGTTGAAACGGCTTGCAGAAACCTATATCGGAACGGACTTGTCACTGTCGATTATGCGAGCGGCGCAAAAGCGTCGATTGAAACGGCGGTCAGGCGTAACATTATGGGCGGTCTCGGGCTTATGCAGGAAAAAATCAGCGAACAAAATCACGAGAAGTACGGCGCGGACGGATGGGAAATATCAGCCCATGCCGCAAGTGCTCCCGACCACGAACCTATACAAGGCAAGCAATACCGAGACGAGGAATATCAAGAGCTCAATAACAGTCTTGTTAGAAGAATCGGCACTTTGAACTGCGGTCATGCGGCTTTTCCTATCTTTTATGGCGTTACCGAACCTACATACACTGCCGAACAGCTGGAAGCCTTTAAAAGGGCGAACGCCGACGGCATAACATATCAAGGCAAGCACTACACCACCTATGAAGCGACACAGGCGCAGCGGCGGCTTGAAACTGCTGTCCGCAAATGCAAGCGAAAGATAACGGTTCTCGAGGGCGCGGGCGACGACGATGCACTCAAGGCGGCGAGAACACGATATACCCGCCTTAATCAGGAATATGCGCGATTCTCCAAAGCGGCAGGACTGCGGACACAAACTGCGCGTCTGAAAGCGGCAGGATTCAGCTATAAGCAAGGCAGAGAAGCCGTAAAGGGAAGTGATTAAATGAACATCTCAGGCAAGGAATACGAAGAGGTTATTATAACCGCAGAGGACGGCGAAGTTCTTGCGGTTGTCTCAGATAGCGAGATAATAGAAAAGAAAGATGTGAAGGTCATTTTGACCCCAAAACACGATTGACACAAATCAATAATCTCAGCGTTTCGCATTCGTGCGAGGCGCTGTTTTTATATCCATTTTTACCCCGCCACTGGTTCATGTGGCTAAATTCTGACCGCAGACAAAGCGGTATATAAGCAATGTTCAGGAGGATTTTACTATGGAAAACATTCACGCTATTCTCGAAAAATACGGTGTTACCGTTTCCGAGGATAAGAAAGCAGACTTCGACAAGGCAGTCGCGGAGAACTATAAGACCATTGCCGAGTTCGGCAAGGTTACGGCGGCACGCGACAACTTCAAGAGTCAGCTCGACACCGCTACAAACTCACTCAAAGAGTTCGAAGGCGTAGATGTTGAGGACTTAAAAGGCAAGATAACAAGCCTCACAAATGACCTCAACACGCAGAAAACAAAATATGAGCAACAGCTCGCCGACCTCGACTTCGAGAACGCGCTCGACCTTGCTATAACTGGCAAAAAAGGTAAGAGCGTGAAAGCAGTCAAGGCGTTGCTCGATGTTGACGCACTCAAGGCGAGCAAAAATCAGCGCGACGATATAGATGCCGCGCTCGAAACCCTCAAGAAAGATAACGGTTATCTTTTTGACGAGGAAAACAACACACCTCCGCCCTATGCGGGCGGAACGGGAAGAAAGCAGAATCCGAACGGCGATATGACCCTTCGTTCTGCGCTTTCCGAAAAATTTTCAAAGAAAGGCTGATTTAATCAATGGCAATTACTCTTGCAGAAGCAAAGGTCGGCATGGCTGACCATGTAGACCAGATGGTTATCGACGAGTTCAGACGTTCGTCTCTGCTCCTCGATATGCTCACATTCGACAACGCGATTTCGCCCGGAACAGGTGGTTCGACTCTGACTTACGGCTATATTCAGCTTCAGACTCCCTCCACCGCTACCACTCGACAGATTAACGCCGAGTACGAAGCAAACGAGGCAAAAAGAATCGAAAAGACCGCTAAGGCTATCATAATGGGCGGTAAGTTCAACGTTGACCGCGTCATTGAGAACACCTCGGGCGCAGTTGACGAGATAGCATTCCAGCTCCGCGAAAAAATTAACGCGGTAACAAACTATTTCCACTACCTTGTCATTAACGGTACTTCGGCGGCCACAGGCGCAGGTCTCGTTCCGAACACCTTTGACGGTCTGAAAAAGACCCTCGCGGGCAAGTCTACCGAGATAGCCTCCGCTGTTGACCTCTCCGATTCGGCAAAGCTCGACACCAATTACGGCGCATTCCTTGACGAGCTCGATGAGCTTGTACACAAGGTTGACGGCAAGCCCTCTCTGCTCCTGATGAACGGAGATACTCTGCTCAAGGTCAGAGCTTGCGCCCGCAGAGCTGGTTATTACTCCCGCGAGCGTGACGACTTCGGTCGTTGGGTTGAGTATTACGGCGACATTCCTATGCTCGACGCAGGCAAGTATTACAACGGCAGTGCGTCCGTTGACTGCATAGGCACTTCCACCCCGTCCACAACTGCGGCTGGAACTTCGAGCATTTACGCCGTAAACCTCGGACTTGACGCATTCCACGGCATCGCACCTACGGGAACGGGCGTTATAAACACCTATCTTCCCGATATGACCGCTCCGGGAGCAGTCAAGAGCGGCGAAGTTGAGCTTGTTGCGGGCGTGGTTCTCAAGAATACCCTCAAGGCGGCAGCTCTTAACGGAATCACAATTAAGCCCAAGACCGCATAAGGAGACCGACAATGACACAGTACGCAGATTACGACTATTACATTAACGACTATCTTCACGGCGGCGAGGCAATGAGCAAGGAAAGCTTTGATTTTTTTGCGGTCAGAGCCTCCAAGGTTATTGAACGGCACACATTTAGCCGAATTGAAGAAGTGACAGAAGCAATTAAATCATGCTGTTGCGAGCTTGCCGAAAGCTTGCAGGCCGAACAGGGCGCAGACGGTCAGGGGGGCAAGACTTCCGAGAGCGTCGGCAGTTATTCCGTCTCCTATGCGTCGGCAGCGGACAGACGCCGCGAAAGTCAGCAGGAACATAGCCGTATTCTGCGTCTGTGGCTCGGTGACACGGGTTTACTTTACAGGGGGTAGGATATGTATACCAACACAAAAGCAACCGTGTACCGCCTCACAGGGGGCAAATACGAACGTATGACATTCCCTAAAGTGTTTTGGGATATGAAGTCATCTGCGTCCACGAACAAGAGCGGAACGACCGAAAGCGATACGGTGACGGTCTTTATACCCTCTGTCGTTTCGCTGACTCCGCAGAAAGATTTTATTGTCAAAGGCTCTGCGACCTTATCCGTTGACAACTCGTCAGAACAGGCGCAGAGCGCGAGCATAAAACGCCTGTTCGAGGTCTATGACGTTCACACGGTTATGGCTTGCCGGATGTGCGATTATGGCTCGGCGGGAATGCGTCACACGGAACTCGAAGTGAGGTGACGGTATGTCGGTCAAACAGCCCGAAGATATGGACTATATCGGCACATTAAACGTTAAGATTCACTGGAATCCGCAATTTGCAAAGGATATGAACCAAAGGGCGTATAGAATCCAGTGCGTTATCGACTCTGATGTCATTAAGTTTATGTCGCCGTATATCCCGTATCAGTCTGGCTTTTTATCGTCAAAGGCACTGACTATTCCGACCGTCATAGGCTCGGGCGAGGTCAAACAGCTCGGACCCTATGCGCATTATCTGTATATGGGCGAGGTCTACGGGCCCAATATCCCAGTCAAAGAAAAAGGCGAGATTGTGGGTTGGTGGTCACCGCCGAGTAAAGCCCCGACGGGGAGACCGCTGACGTATGATACCACCAAAAATCCGCTCGCAGGTTCGCACTGGTTTGAACGTATGAAAGCCGACAGAGCTGACGACATACTTAAAGACGCTCAGGAGGCGGCGAACAGATGAACATAATCGAAACCGTAAAAAAAACACTCTCTCAGTGTCCTAAAATAGACGACTTTTGCAACGGCTTGCATGTCGATTTTTCCGAAAACAAGAACGGGGACTTCGGGCTCTATTCTTCGGGCGATGCGCTTGTCGGAAAAGATATTTTAGGTGACGAGAAACGCAAACACAGCTTTGTACTGTACGCCAACGGCAGACCGTTCAACGAGTTTGACCGATTGGCGCACAGCGCTTTTTTATTGGAGCTGAACTATTGGCTCGAGAAGCAGAAACATATCGCGGTGACATCTATCGTTGACGGCAAAGAACTGTCCGGCGAGATAACGAAGATGAGCTGCGCGAATGCAATGCTTTTTGCAGTGCCGACAGGCAATGTCAATGACGGCGTGACATATCAGCTCCAAATCTACGCCGA